CAAACGGAGAGCCAAGCCCTGAAGAGAAGCGACTTGTTAGTAGACAATTCGACAATATGTATACGGGTGCAGACGGCAAGAAGTATTTACTTGCGTTTGTAAACGATTTAACCCGTAAGCCTATTGTTGATGATTTGGGTGCGAGTGATTTAACTAAAGAAGATTTTAGCCGTGTAGACGAACTTATACAAACTAACATTTTTAGCGGACACCAAATTACAAGCCCTGACTTATTCGGTATTGCCGTGCCAGGTCAATTAGGAAATAGACAACAACTTAGAGATAGCTACGAAATCTTTAATAACACTTATGTACGTTACAAGCAAATGCAAATCGAAGGCGTATTTAATATGCTTGGACAATATGCAGGAGTTACCGAAGAGTTAAAGCTTCAACCGGTAGACCCTATTGGTATTGACTTTAGCGAAAGCGTTATTTTACAAGTAGCACCTAAAGAGTGGATATTAGAGAAGTTAGGAATTGACCCTACACAATACGGAATAGTTGCAGAAACCGAGCAGCCAATGGCAGCAAGTCCTTTAAGTGTGAATGAGCATATTAAAGGATTGAAAGGTAGAGAGTGGCAAAATATGCAGCGTATTATTAGAGATTTTAACAAGGGCAAGATAACAAGAGAACAAGCAAGTTCTATGTTAAAGGGTGGATATGCTTTAAGTGATGAAGAAGTTGCTACTTGGTTAGGAACTGAAGAACTTGAATTTAGCGAAGAGGATTTTCAAGTTTTTTATGAGTTCGGAGAAGATGAAGATAAGTACAATGTATGGAGTGAGCGCAGAAAGTTTGAAGATAACCAATTTCAAGCGTTTGCAGATGTAACACAATTACAAAGCAATATCTTAGATTTAATTAGTAAGCAAAAGTATATAACTCCTGAAGTTATTGCAGAAACACTTAATACAGATGTAGGAAGTGTAAAGCGTGTTATTGACACCTTAATTGAAAAGGGTTTTATTAAAGCTACTGAGGTTAAGATAGGCAAAGGCATTGACCAAAACATTCAAATAGAAAGAACATTAACAAGACCATTGAGCGAGATTGTAGAAGCTATGAAGCCTCAGACAACTGAAATTTTAATACGTTATGCGTATAAATGGAAAGCAGGTTTTAATAATGCTGACATAAGAACAAGCAGACCTTTTTGCAAATACTTAATAGGTGCAAAGAAGGTTTATAGTATGTCTGAAATTCAACAAATGAGCGCACGACTTGGGTACGATGTTTTTGAACGTGGTGGCGGTTGGTATACATTACCAGGAACAAATACGCACTCACCAAGTTGCAGACACGAGTGGAAGTCAATGATAGTAACGAGAAAAAAATAACAAATGAGCTTAAACACATTATTCATAAGCGTACAGAATATTAAAGACCGCTCTGGCTTACACGCTAACGTAGACGAGAAGCTTGTGCTTCCTGAAATCAAAACTGCACAGGATATGTATATCTTACCTGCGCTTGGAAGTGCTTTATACAACCGCTTACAAGCAGGTATTACGGCTAACAACTTGACTGTTCCTGAAGTAACTTTATTAGATAATTACATTGCAGATACTTTGGTTCACTATGTACTTAGTGAGTTACCAATGGGTTTATCTTATCAGTTCTACAATAAAGGCTTGTTAAGAAAGAGTGGCGAGAATACCGAGAACCCTTCTATGCAAGATATGATTGACGTGGCGAATAGATATAAGGCTCGTGCGGAGTTCTACAAGCAAAGAATGATTAAATACTTAAAAGAATATTCTACGACCTATCCTGAGTACCTCAATCCTGGAAGTGGCATCGATGCAATACACCCTGACAATGATGCTTACACAACGAGCATCTGGCTTGGCGATTACGATTGCTGCGCAGGTAAAAGCTTTGAGGAACTATATCAAGGAGATAAAGGTTGTAGTGGCTGTTAAATATGAGTAAAGTTACAACAATTAAAAACCAAAATAAACTGCGTGTTTATTTAGAAAAAATTAAGAATGAGCCTGACGTTAAACCAAATAGTAAAGCAAATAACGACACTCGGAAACGACCACGAACAAATTAACTTTGTTTACTTCGGAGATGTGTGGGAGCGTTTAAGCAATGGCGAGGTTACTTACCCTGCTATGTTCTACACTTTAACGGGTGCTACTATAAACGCTAAAAATATTACCTATAATTTTAGCCTTTATTTTATGGACAGAATGTTAATGGAAGAAACAAACGAAACCGAAGTTTTATCCGATATGACTTTAGTAGGTCAAGACATAGTGGCTCAGTTACGTTATCCTAAAGCAATTTGGGATATTGGCGATACTGCTCCTTTGACTTACTTTACCGAGAGTGACCCCGACTATCTTGCAGGAGTTAAGATAGATATTACAATGGAATTACCTTACTTAAACGATAGATGCCAAGTGCCTTCTATTTATACATACTAAAATGATAGGAAAAAAAATTAATGAATTAGCGACCGAGTTAGCCCCATTATCAACTGATTTAACAATCATTGGCGACCCGACAACAGGAGTAAGTAAGAAAATAACACTTGAGCAAATATCTTCTTTGTTTGGTGGTTCTGTTTCTTTTTACACGAACCTTGCAGGTTTCCCTGCGGTTGGTAACATTGATATTATCTATTGTGCTAAAGACACAAACAAACTTTATTTATGGAGTGGCTCGGCTTATGTAGAGGTCTTTCCTTCACAAGCTTTATTAGATACTTATCAATTAAGAAGTGAGAAGGGCAACGCTAATGGTTATGCTTCTCTTGATAGTTTAGGAAAAGTTCCTATAAGTCAATTACCGAGTTCATTAATGGAATACAAAGGAACTTGGAACGCATCAACTAACACGCCGACACTTGCAAACGGAACGGGCGACACGGGAGATGTTTATATTTGTAACGTAGCAGGAACAGTAAACTTTGGAGCTGGTCCGATTACTTTTGCGGTGGGCGATTATGTGATTTATTCAGGTTCTATTTGGCAGCGTTCAAGTGGTGCGGTTGGTACTGTAACAAGCGTAGCTGCAACTATTACAGGGGATAGCCTTACAATTAGCGGTTCTCCCGTAACTACTTCGGGAACTTTAGCTTTTGCTTTTAATGGCACAACGGCTCAATATATTCGTGGAAATGGTACTTTAGAAACGTTTCCTTCTTTAACGGGTTTTGTTCCTTACACGGGGGCAACTGCTAACGTAGATTTAGGAAACTATGATTTAACTACTGACATAATTAACCTAAACCAATTAAAAGCGGTTGGTAGCGGTGGGTTAAATATTTATTCAAATAGTGGAACGCATATTGCTTTAATGGGCGGTGGCGGTGGTGCAGGTGTTACTTTTTATGGTGGCATTGTAGGTACTACTGGCGCATTTACATCAAGTGGTAGTACTGATACATTCGGCATAACACATTCAAGCGGTAGTGGTATTGCTTTAAATATTACTAAAGGTGGTAATGGCGAAGGCTTATACATAAACAAGACAAGCGGTTCGGGTAACGCTGCTACAATCATAGGTACTTTAAACGCAACTACTTTAGTTAAGTCGGGCGGTACATCTTCGCAATTTTTAAAAGCCGATGGTAGTGTAGATAGCAATACTTACTATTTAGCTTCTAACCCTAATGCTTATATTGCTTTAACGGCTATAAGTGCAGGTGCAGGGATTAGCTATAATAACACAACGGGAGTAATTGCTTCTACTATTACGCAATATACAGATGCTTTAGCAAGAGCATCAATTAGCTTAACAACATCGGGAACAAGCGGAGCAGCGACATATAATAGCACAACGGGTGTTTTAAACGTACCACAATACGCACCTGATTTAAGCGGATATGTTCCAATAAGTAGAACTTTAACTATTAACGGAACGGCTTATGATTTAAGTGCAAATAGGTCTTGGAGTGTAGGTACAGTAACCTCGGTAGGCTTATCTTCTGCAACAAGCGGAGTAACTATTGGCTCTACACCTATTACAACAAGTGGAACAATTACTTTAGCTATTGCAACTGCAAGTGGTTCTCAGCAAGGTTTATTATCAAGCACCGATTGGACTACGTTTAACAACAAGCAAAACGCTTTAACCAATCCGGTAACAGGTACAGGTACTACTAACTACCTACCTAAGTTTACAGGTGCAAGTACAATAGGGGATAGTGTAATACACGAAAGCGCAGGTGGTAATATTGGTATTGGTAATACTAATAACACATACAAATTAGATGTAACAGGAAATATCAGGTCAAGCGAAACTGTATTAGTTGGTAATGGTGCTGCTCAAACTGAATTAAGAATTAATAGCTTAGGTGGAACTAATCAAGGACCTTTTATGAGGTTTCAAAAGGCAGGTTCTAACAAAGGATATATTGGTACTTACTCAGCAATTATTAGTGGAACATCTGATGATTTAACTTACTATGCAACGGGCTCACAACAATGGTTGACTAATAATAGCACTACTACAAAAATGCTATTAGACGTTTCAGGCAATTTAGGATTAGGAGTTACACCGAGTGCGTGGTTAAATACGTTAAACGCTTTACAAATAGGTGCTGCACATTTATTTGGGCAAACAACAGGTACAGGAACAGTATCACTTGGTAATAATGCTTTTTTAAATAGCACACCTGCCTACATTTATCAATACAATGGTAGAGCAACAAGGTATTCTCAATATGATGGGCAACACGAGTTTTACACCGCTCCTTCAGGAACGGCAGGTAACGCTATATCCTTTACCCAAGCTATGACGTTAGATGCGAGTGGTAGATTAGGAATTGGTACTACATTTCCAAACTCTACCTTACAAGTAAGAGGGGATAACGGCAGTAGTGTTTCTGCGGTAGTAAGATTAAGAGATACAAACTCAACAGCAAGAACAACAAGATTACAATTTGAAGATTATAATGGCACATTAGCAGATGGTTTAATTGATTTCAAAATACCAACGGCAGGTAGTGCAGTAGGGGCGAGATTAGATATAGGTGTCGATGGTGCTATTATGAGTTTGGTTAGAGGTGGTAACGTAGGTATAGGTACTACTGCTCCAAATTCATTATTAGAAGTAAACAGAACAATTACATTTTCAAGTGTTGATACTTACGGGCAATTAGTAGTAAAAACAACAAGTGGAGCAAATGGTAAATTATTAAACATAGGTGTTGATGAAACTAATAGCGTATCCTTTATTCAATCATTAAATAGAGGAACAGATGTTATGCCTTTATCACTTCAAAGATATGGTGGAGCAGTATTAATCGGAACAACAACAGAGGGCTTTTTAGGAAAACTACAAGTAGCAGGTAGTGTTGCAATTACAGGTCAATATAATACAGTATTGCCTTCAAGTAGCTTTTCTTACTTTGATGGTTCAGGTCAAGTAGTTTCATCTTCATCAAATGCAAGTGCATTATACCTTGATACAACTTGGAACACAACAGGCAATCCTGATGGTATTTACTTAAACGTAACTAACACGGCAAGTGGCGCATCTTCTAAATTATTAAACTTAAAAGTAGGTAGCGTTTCTCAGTTTAGCGTAAGCAAGGCAGGTGCAATACAAACAACCGCACCAAGTTCTGGTAGCGCACAACCTTGGAAACTTGGAAGCTACGCAGCAGGTGGAACTGGAACTGCCACAGGAGTTATTTACATAGAAATTAACGGACAAATTTATTCAATCCCTGCATTACAAGGAACACCTTAAAATAAAATAAAATGGCATTAGAAACAAAATGGCTTATTAGCCAAATGGACACCGCACCAAGCGAAGATGGTTTAACCGATGTAGTAAAAACAGTGCATTGGAGATACGAAGGTAAAGACGGAGAATACACCGCAGAAGTTTACGGAGCAATGGCTTGTGCTACTCCTTCGGAAACCGACTTTACTGCTTACGAAGATTTAACATACGAGCAAGTATGCGAGTGGTTAATTGCAGGTAATGACGTAGAGGCTATGAATGAAAACTTAGCTACTCAAATCGAAAACCTTAAAAACCCACCCATTGTAAATTTACCTTTGCCGTGGAATAAATAAATCTATATATCTTTACAAAAAAAACAATATGAAGGAAATTCCAGGTTATCCGCATTATTCAGTTACCGAAGATGGAAGGGTTTGGAGTGAGTTAAAGCAAATATTTCTTAAAGAAGTAGATAATGGTAACGGATATAAAAAAGTAATGCTATGTGATAAATTAACTAAAAAGGCATATTTAATACATAGAATAGTTGCTTTGACATATTTGGATAATATTGATAACAAGCCTTGTGTTAATCATAAGAATGGCATTAAGTCCGACAATCGTGTAGAAAACTTAGAATGGTGTACCTATTCCGAGAATAATAAACACGCTTTTAGAACAGGACTTAAATGGCATAGTGAATTACAAAAGAGCAAAATTTCTAAAAATGCTGAAAAATATTCTTGTAAAATAGTATTAGATACCGCTACTGGAGTATTCTATAATTCAGTAGTTGAAGCATCAAAATACTATAACATTAATATTGCAAGTATTTATTCATACTTAAATGGTGGAGTAAAAAATAAAACAACATTAATTTACGCATAACAAAAACAACAAAATGAAAAACAAACAACTATTAGAGTTAGTAAGTAATTTGAACCAAGTAATTGGTAATCAAGAAACCAAGGTAGCTAAAAAGCTATTTAAGATTTTTGAAAAGATTAAACCTTTATATGAAAAGTATAATGCAGATGTCGAGGAGTTAAGATTAGACAATGCAAGTACCGATAAAGATGGCATCTTATTGCTTGATGAAAAATCAAATTACAAATATTCTAAAGAAGGTATTAAAAAACTTACGCAACAAATCAAAGACCTTTCGGATAAAGAAATAGAATTTAACAAGATTGAAGTAATTAATACTTTAGGCTTAGAGAATTTCACATTCTTAGAAGATTGGACTACTGGCATAGAATTTAACAAACAAGAAGAAGAAGAACTATAATGGCAAATAACCACCAAGCAGACCAATCAACAATCGTTTCAGTAATTAGTGCTATTTTAAGCCTATCGGATATTCAACCGCTATTCACATTGATTGCAAGTTTGGTGGCTATTATTTCCGGTCTTATGGCTATTCGTTACTACTACAAAATGACTAAGAAACTAAAATGAGATTAATTCTTTTAGCCTTATTACTTACTTCTTGCGCATCTGTAAAGAAGGCATCGGAGCGTTTAGATAGCACTGTTGTCAAAACATTTGATAGTGTGCGTGTGATTGTTTTTGATAGCGTTACCAAAGTAGTAGAAAAGGAAGAGTATTTTACCAAGACCATTACTTACTACGATACTTTGTGGGTTACTAAGGATAGTATGATTACAATCCCTAAGTACACGGAGACATACACAAGAGGCACAAAAGAGAAACAAACGGATAGTAAGCAGACCAAGACGGACTCAATGGCTCTCAGTCGCACAGAAAGTACCCAAATTTCGAAGATAACTAAAACTAAGGATAAGTCCTTTAGCGAATTTTATAAGGCTCTAATTGCCCTTATTTTGATAATTACGCTAATCTTATTCTTTTGGAAAAAGAAATAATTTGGACAAGTTAATAAATAGCTTCATCAATGGGGGGTGGGTAGTTTTGCTTATTGGTGCAGCAGGTATGGTAGCAAGGCTTGTTACAATTAATGAAGAGCAATCTATTAGAGATATCTTTAAAAAAATGATAAGTTCTATGATTGCATCTCTTATTGCTTGGTTTATTATGGAGCAGTTTGAAGTTGAGTCGATGTACAAGGCTATCGCTTATGGCTTAGTTGGTTTAAATAGCCCTGAGATAATACAAGGGGTATTAAAAATAAGTAGTCAATTTGCAGCAGACCCTATGTCTTTTATGAAAAAAGAACAAACAAAACCAAAACGAAAACGATGAAAAACACATTACTAATCATTCTTACTGCAATAATTTTGACTATTGCAGGGTTTGGTAAATATGTAGAATACACAATTAAAAAGACGGCAACAAGCGTTTACCAAGATAGATTAGTACCGCAACCTTATTTGAGCCGCAAATTTGATTATTACGGCTCAGCAATACAAGACCAAATTAAAGTTATTAAAGGCGGCAAAATCGATTTAGTTGCTATCCAAAAAGAAAAGCAGATTACAGATACAATGTGGGCTGCTTACTTAAAGACATTCCAAACACCAGAAGAGAAAGAAGTAAGCGATAAAGCGCAAATGTATATTACCGAAGCTGATAATTATTTTGCTCAAATATCGGCAGACGGCATAGTTAGTGATGAGGAAGCCAAAGAAATGGATAAAAAGATTTATCCTGTTTTAGAGTATGTAAACGATTTAATAGACATTCAAACAACAATAGGAGCAAAGGAAACCAAAGGAATGATAACCTTGCTTAACAAGTTCTCTCATTTTATGATAGGTGCTATTGCTTTAGCTATTGCTTTACTTGGTTCTATTGTATATGATATGTTTAAAAAGAAGAAAGTTGTAAAAAAGCCTATCAAAAAAGCTGCTACTAAAAAGAAAAAGAAATGAGATTAATAGCAATAATATGCTTGTTTTTTGCGTTAAAAGGCAATGCTCAGTATTATGTTATGGCTGCTCCAAACGTAGCTTTTAACACACCTTTAAACGATACTAAAAATTTATTAGGTGGAACTATTGAGGTTGGAAAGTATTTTGGCAAAACGGCAGTAGGTATTAATAGCGGTTGGTGGACTTATGATAGTAAAGATTTTTACCAAGAAATAATGGCTACGTTCCCTATATATGAAAACTTTAGCGTAAGTGCTGCGGTAGGATATTTTTACCATTATAAAGATATAACAATGGAATACGATTTTAATTACACTATTCCATTAAAAAAAGATTATTCATTTGTTTTAAGTTACGGAGCGCAAAGTGCCTTTGGTGGAACTTTTGGTGCGTATTCAATCGGTATTAATAAAGATTTTAAAATAAAATAAAATGCAATTAAACGAGAAAGGAAAAGACCTAATTAAATTCTACGAAGGCTGCAAATTAGTGGCTTACAAATGCAGTGCTGCAAAAGATACAATCGGCTACGGGAATACTTTTTTTGAAGATGGTAAACCTGTAAAGCCTGGCGATAAGATTACCCAAGAACGAGCAAATGAGTTATTTGAAATTATAGCTAAAGAGTTTGCAGATAAGGTTGCTCCATTGGTTAAAAGTTCAGTTACACCTAATCAGTTCGCTGCTCTTACAAGCTTTGCCTATAACGCAGGTATCGGAAACCTAAAGAGTTCTACTTTACTAAAGAAGGTAAACGCTAACCCTAATGACCCTTCAATAGCTTTAGAGTTTGCTAAGTGGGATAAAGCAGGTGGGAAAGTTCTTGCAGGTCTTACAAAGCGTAGAGCATCTGAGTCAAAATTATACTTCACACCTTAAATTAATACTATGAAATGGTTAGCCAACTTATTAGCAGACGAAAGAGGTAGCGTGTCTACAAAGCGAGTTATTGCTTTACTATCGGCTTTATTTATCTGTATTACCTTATTAGCTAATAGCTTCACGCATCAAGAGATTGCCCCTTCGGATAAACTTGTAGATGCCGTAATGGTTATTTGCATAGCTGCAATGGGTACTACTACAATAGATAAATTCAGCCAAAAATAAACAATGCTAAAATCAAAACGAAAACGACTATTCTTTGACATCGAAACCTCGCCTAACATTGGCTTTTTCTGGAGCGCAGGTTACAAGCTTAATGTAACTGCTGATAGCATTATTAAAGAACGAGCAATTATTTGCATCTGCTATAAGTGGGAAGATGAGAAAGAAGTTTACTTTTTACAATGGGATAGCAAACAGAACGATAAAAAGATGCTACAAAGTTTTGTAGAGGTAGCCAATACTGCTTCGGAACTTATAGGGCATAATGGAGACAAGTTCGACCTTGCGTGGATAAGAACACGCTGCTTGTTTCACGGCATCGAGATGTTTCCTAAATACGTTACAATCGACACGTTAAAAGTAGCACGTCAAAAGTTTAGATTTAATAGCAACAAGCTTAATTACATAGCTGACTATTTAGGCATTGGCACTAAGATAAAAACAGAATATAGTTTATGGAAGGACATCGTTTTGCATAAGGACAAAGTAGCTATGGCTAAAATGATTAAGTACTGCCAAAAAGATGTAGTGTTATTAGAGCAAGTATTTAACGCACTTAAAAACCACATCGAACCTAAAACACATTACGGGGTTATATTCGGACAGGATAGAGGCTCTTGCCCTGAATGTGGCAGCGATGACTTGATTATTTCACTTCGTAGAACAACCGCAACTGGTGTAAAGAAAATACAATACAAGTGTAAAACTTGTTTTAAAATACATAGCAAAACCGACAAATAAATGGATAGTAAAATACTTAGCTTAGTAATAGAAGATATGCGTAGCCGTGAGCAAGTAGGTAAAAAAAAGTACAACTGCACAATGGACAGGGAAGATTTATCGACAGGCGAATGGATAACACATTTGAAGCAGGAACTACAAGATGCGATTTTATATTTAACCAAACTTGAACAGATACACAATGCGCCTCAAAAAGATATTTAGCTTCGGCAACATATTAGACCGAGACACCTACGAGAAACTAAGGGAATTAGATTACACCAATCCTAACTTTAAGGGTTGTGCTGATGAGTTCCAGTTCAATCGTGAATGGTGGGTAATGCTTGACGATATGAGCCGAATTGTTGCTTATTGCGGCTCAATTTATTCTAAAGGCATTTGCATATTTAACAGGGCGTGGGTACATAAAGATTATAGAGGGCAAGGCATACAAAGACGAATGATTAAAACAAGGCTAAA